AAAGCTGGAGCGGAGATGGAAACGGGATTCAAAAGGAAAATCTTCGATGCTTCCCAATCTGTAAATGGGTTCACAGAGAAGATTATCGCTCAAAAGAATGCCATAGGTTCTCTTCAAACAACTATTCGTAAAAATAAGGAGTTATATAAGAACATCGTTTCAAGAGGTGGGGAAGATAAAGAACTGCTTAATCACATCAGCAAACAAGAAAGAGCGCTCGGTAAAGAACGGGATGCTTTATTCAACCTCACCCAACAGCAAGCCGAAGCGCGTCTTTCCGTAAAGAAACTCCGGGATGAATATACACTTTATAAGAATGATGGGAAACAAGTAGTAGAAACTAACGAAGGTATCGCTATATCTTGGAAGAAAGCGCTGGCAGTTATTGGTGGCGCCGGAGTATTAAAGGCATTAGGTTCTGAAATGATTCGTGTGCGTGGCGAATTTCAATCTATGCAGACCGCTATTGAGACTATGGTTGGAGAAGATATAGCAGGGCGACTGATTCCGCAAATCAAGGAGCTGGCTAAGATTTCTCCACTTACTATGTCAGATATGGTTGGAGCAGAAAAGATGATGCTTGGATTTAACATACAAGCAGAAGACACTATCAAATACTTGAAAGCCATTAGTGATATTTCTATGGGAGAATCCAGTAAGTTCAATTCGCTGACTTTGGCATTTTCACAGATGTCAGCAGCGGGTAAACTTATGGGGCAGGATCTGAATCAAATGATAAACGCTGGATTCAACCCGTTACAGATTATTTCCGAAAAGACAGGAAAGTCTATTGCTACACTCAAAGATGAAATGTCCAAAGGTGTTGTTTCCGCTGAAATGGTACAGCAGGCGTTTATAGATGCCACATCGGCAGGCGGTAAGTTCTACAATATGTCTGAGAATGCTTCAAAGACTATCAATGGTCAGTTGTCTATGATGCAGGATGCTTTGAATTCCGTGTTTAACGAATTGGGAACTAAGTCGGAAAGTGTTATCATGGACGGTATTCAAATGACAACTTCGTTGATTCAGAATTATGAAACAGTAGGGAAGGTCTTGGCTGGATTAGTGGTTACTTATGGTACATACCGGACCGCAGTGATGCTTGTTACTGCTGCCGAAAGTAAACATACTCTTGTGGAGATTGGACTTACTAATGCTCGTATATTGGCTCGAAAGGCGCAGTTAGCTTTAAACGCTGCTATGCTTACCAATCCTTATGTTTTATTAGCTACTGCCGTTGTGGGACTTGGTGCGGCTATGTGGACTTTCTATGATTCGGCAACCGAAGCTGAAAAGGCTCAGAGAAGGTTTAACGAGCGGCAAGAGGAAGCTAAGAAACTTGAGGATGAGCGCAAACGAAAAATAGATGGTCTTATCCAAAGTTCCCGTGATATTGCATTGACCGATTTACAAAGGGGAGAAAGTTTAGCGGAATTACGGAAGGAATACCGTGAAATATTTGCTCAATACGATATTGAGACAATCAAACTTGCAGACATTCTTAAACTAAAGCAACAGATAGCGGAAGAGGATGCGAAACGTGCCGGAGAAGAACAAACAAAGAGATTCACAGAGTTAAATAAGCAAATAGCGGCAGAAGAATTTAATATAACAATGAAGCAAGGAACACAAGCTGCACGTGAATCTAAGAAAAAACTTGAAAAATTATATGCAGACAGGGATGTCATGCTGCAAGAAAAAGGGAAAGGTATCTCTGAACAGTTCATTTCCAATCTTAAAGATGTTGATATTAGTGAGTTTGACCGCTACATCTCTGAGTTAGAAAAGCGTATCAAAGGAAAGGGTGAAAACGGTACTGTGAAATTCCGTTTACCTATTGATGTACAGGGCACTTTGTCCGATGAAGCAATCTATAATGTGAAAGACATAAAAACACTTATAGACACAGCAAAGTCTGCCAAGCAAACCCGAATTGATTCAGAGAAGAATAAAACCACTTACAAACAGGACTACGAAAAAGCGAAGAAAGACTGGGAGGATGCTAAAAAGAAACTCTCTGAAATAGAAAAGGACAAATCCAAGTTTACCTCAAAACAGTATGAAGAGGCTAAGAAACAAGAAGAAACTACCGAAAAAGCATACAAAGATTTAGGTGGTATTACCGGTAGTGCTTTATCCAAACAAGAAAAGGCTTCTGAAAAACAGAAGAAAGAACAGCAAAAGACAGCCGAACAACTTCTTTCACTTCACCGTCAGAACCAACAGGATGAAATCAACCTGATGAGAGAAGGCACGGAAAAGAAGTTGAAACAGATTGACCTTGATTATCAGAAACAGATTGATGCGATAAGAAAACAGGAGGAAGAATGGAGCAAAGCCGGTAACGGTAAGCTGACCGACAAGCAGGCACAGAAAATTTCAGAAGCTTATACCAATGCCGAAAGTATGAGAGATAAAGATATTTCCGATGTAACTGAAGGACAGCTGAAAGCCGAACAACAGGCTTTGAACGACTACTTGAAAGAATATGGCACGTTCCAGCAGCAGAAATTGGCTATCGCCCAAGAGTATGCGGAAAAAATAAGGAAAGCACAGGAAGAAAACGGTGTTAATAGTGCACAAGTAAAGTTACTGGAGAAACAACGTGATGTTGCCATACAGAACAAGGAAACAGAAGCCATAAAAGCCAATATAGATTGGGTTACTGTGTTCGGTGAGTTTGGTTCCATGTTTTCCGACATGATAAAGCCCGCCTTGGACGAAGCGAAAAAATATGTACGGACTGACAAGTTCAAGAACTCCGATCAGGCAAGCCAGAAATCATTGATTGACGCCATCAGCCAGATGGAAAAGTCTTTGGGTGGTACAAGTGGAGTCAACTTCAAGAAACTTGGAGAGGATGTAAAAGCCTATCAAATAGCAGAACAGAATCGTATCAGTGCCATAGGGATTGAAACAGCTGCTTTGGAAAGACTAAAGAAATCACAGGATGATTACACCAAAGCGCAGAAGGGCGGAACGGAAAGTGAGAAACAAGCCGCAGCAAACGCTCTTGAAACAGCACGGCAGAATGCTGACATTGCATCCGCCAATGTGAAGACACAGACTGATATCGCCAATCAGGCCCAGCGTAATGTGACTGATACCGCCACCAGACTGAAAGCAAGCATGGAAAATTTGTTGGGAGGCTTGCAGCAGATTTCATCCGGTGGATTGTATAACGCATATAGCGGAATTATCAAAACCGTGAACGGATTCAAGGATGTCATAGGAAAAACGTCAGAATCTCTTAAGGAGGTTCCCATTGTCGGATGGATTCTGTCCATCATTGACGTACTCAAAGACGGATTAAGTGATCTTGTCGGTGGTCTGCTTGATGCTGTTCTGAACGCTGTCAGTGGAATTATCGGTGATGTCTTGTCAGGGGATTTGTTTGTCACAATCGGCAAGTCATTGAGGAACGGCATAGGAAACATCCTGAACGCAATCTCATTCGGAGGCTTCAACTCCCTGTTTGGAATAGGTGGAAACGCCAAGGAAGTACAGGAAACGATAGACAGGCTGACGGACAGGAATGAAACTTTGCAAACGGCCATCGAGGATCTGACTGACGAGATGAAGGCAAGCAAGGGAATGAAATCGGTTGAATCTTACAGGGAAGCTGTAAAGTATCAGGAGGAAGTCAATAAAAACTATCTGCAAATAGCAAAGGAGCAAGCCGGATATCATAAGAGCCACGGCAGCTGGCAGCATTATCTGAAATGGACGGATGAAATGCTGGAACACGCAAGAAAAGCTACCGGCATGCAGGATTTCTCCGGCACCGATTCCTTGTGGAATCTGACCCCCGAACAGATGAAGGCTCTACGGTCGGACGTATGGTTATGGGATATCATGGAATCTTCCGGTAAGGGAGGTTACGGTGAGCGTGTTACCGACAAGCTGGATGATTATATAGAGCAGGCAGGAAAACTGGAAGAACTGACCGACAGTCTTTATGAGGGCCTGATCGGAATGTCATTCGATTCCATGTATGACAGTTTTATAAGCAGTCTGATGGATATGGAGAAGAGTGCGGAGGATTTTGCTGATGACATATCCAAATATTTCATGCAGGCGATGCTGTCAAATGCCATTGGTGAACAGTTTAGTGACAAACTGAGAGCATGGTATGACAGATTCGGCAATTCCATGAAAAATGACGGTACATTGGATTCTGATGAAATGGATAAACTGCTGAATGGTGACGGTGATTTTATGGGTTGGAACGAAATGGTGGACGAAGCCATGAAGCTCCGTGACGAGCTTGCCGCAGCAACCGGATATGACAAGATTTCGCAAGAATCAACATCCCAGTCAGCTTCATCCAAAGGTTTTCAGGCAATGAGTCAAGATACTGGCGAAGAGTTGAACGGTAGGTTTACAGCATTGCAGATTGCAGGAGAAGAAATAAAAAATCAGAATATTATTCAATCTCAATCACTTAATCTACTGACAGTAAAAGCAGATGCTCTACTTTCCATAAATACGGAAACAAGAAATATTGCTGATGATACGAGGAATTTGATAGCGCAATCTTATCTTGAACTGGTACAGATTTCAGAAAATACAGGGGCAATCGTCAAACCTATTCAACAGATGCAAAGAGATATAGCAGAAGTTAAAAAGAATACAGCAAAATTATAGTCTATGGATGAATTATTAATTAATGGCGAAAACGCTTATACAACATGGGGTGTGAGAATGGGAGAGGGGTTTCTTGATGTTATTGGGGCATCCGCTCCCATGAAGGATTTTATTGAGAACAAAAGCCGACTTGAACATGGGAAACGGGTAATAATCAATAATCCTAAAGTCGATGAGAGGGAAATAACTCTTTCGTTCACTATCGAGAGTAATTCTCAGTCTGATTATCAAGCAAAGAAGAAAGCTTTCTTTGATGAGCTGTATAAAGGTGTGGTTGATATTCAGATTCCTGCTAATAGTAGCGAGGTTTACCATCTTATTTATACTGGCAAGAGTGTCACTTACGCACAGAGTTTAGACCGAACTTTCGGAAAAATTTCAGCCAAGTTTAACGAGCCAAATCCGGCAAACAGAAGCTAATTCACGACATTGGTTTTATTGTCGTGTATGTGAGTGCTCAAAATTGGGCACTCTTTTTTTTATCCCCGAACTTTGAAGACATGGAACAAATCGACATCAAAGACATATCCGGTGCTATCCAGCTTACAACTCTGATCAATGAAGGCTGCAAGCGTAAGTTCACTCTGATGAAGGAGGATTACATCATGTTAAAGTTCTCCTTGGATAATCCCATATATTTCAAACTTGGCTCATACGTGGAATGTAACTTCGGATTGTTCGAGGTGTGCGACTTGCAGAAGCCCGCATTCAACACCAATACCGCCGGCTACGATTACGAATTAAGACTTGACGCCTACTACTGGAAATGGAAAAACAAAATCTTCAAATATACCCCGGAGACGACCGGACAGGAGGCGTCCTGGAACCTGACCGCCCCGCTTGACGTACAAGCCGGTATAGTCCTTAGAAATCTGAAAGCTCTTGGTTACACATACAAAGGACAGGATTTTGTTTTCTCCATTGACAGTACAGTCGAAAACAAGTCCCAGTTGATGAGTTACGACAACATCAACATCCTTGACGCTTGTTTTGAGATGGCGAAGAAATGGGATTGCGAATGTTGGGTGACTGAAAACATCATCCATTTCGGGCGTTGTGAGTCCGGTGACGCGGTGGATTTCGAGATCGGGAAAAACGTGCAGGAAATGTCACAGTCAGAATCCCAGTCCACCTATGCCACCCGTATCTACGCTTTCGGCTCAACAAAGAATATCCCATCTGACTACCGTCCGGTTGATGAGACCGTGGTTGTGAACGGCGTGGTGCAGCGCAGGCTGATGCTTCCCGAAGGCACTCCTTACATTGACGCTTATCCTGATATGACTACCGAGGAAGCCGTCGAGCAGGTGGTTATCTTCGATGAAGTCTATCCCCGAAGAACGGGCATCATGTCGGATGTCACCACTATCGAAGTGACGGACAAGGTGGAGAATGAGGACGGCACAACCACCGAGGAAAAATGGAATGCCTACCGCTTTAGGGACACGGGTGTTAACTTTTCCGAGAAATATATCCTCCCCGGTCAGGAGCTGAGGATACGTTTCGCGTCCGGACTTCTCAACGGTTTGGAGTTTGCCGTGAAGTTCAATCCTGAGGGAAAGCCGGAGAAATTGGAGGATGGCGGATGGAACCCTGAGGCACAGCTTTGGGAGATAGTCAGGAATGAGGACTATGGCAGACCGCTTCCCGGTGATGTGCTCTTTCCCCAGGATGGAGATGAATATGTGCTTTCCGGCTGGGACAGCACGAAAATAACCGAACTGGGGCTTGTGGGTGCCGCCGAGCAGGAGTTGAAGGAAAAGACTGAAAAGTACGCTGCCAAATCCAAGATAGACCCGAGTACCTATGGCTGCACGATGATGTCAAATGACGCATACCGTGAGGATGGCGTTCATAATTTCTATGGCATCGGTCAAAAGGTCAACCTTATCAACAAGGCTTATTTCGAGAACGGAAGACAGTCAAGGGTTATCGGATTTGAATTCAATCTTGACTATTCCTTTGACTCACCTGTTTATACTGTCGGGGAAACCGCCGCCTATTCCCGTATCGGGGAGCTGGAGGAAAAGGTTGAGAGCCTTACCCTGAAGGGACAGACCTATACGGGCGGTGGTGGCAGCGGTGTGTATGTG